TGACGTACAGAAAGAGTTGAATGATCGCAATGCGAACATGGAAGAGACTCTTGCTCAGTACAAGAAAGAACTCGAAGAGAAGTCTGATGAAATCTCTAAGATGCGTGACTCTAAGCGTGTATTCGCTGATCGTGCAGAGAAGCAAGACATTTCTAAGTGGGGCTCAGACTTCATGTCTGCTCACATGCTTGGTGTAATGACTCGTAAGGGTTGGGACACTGATTTTGCGCGTGACATTCAAGAGAAGGCTGGTATCAACTATGCGGCAAACGCTGCTGACATCGATCAAGAAGTTTCTTCACAGATCGAGAAGGAAATCATGCATGAGCTGAAAGTAGCTCGCTTGTTCCGTGAGATCCCAGTAAACGGCGGTGCTACTGTATTGCCAATCCAGACAGACGCTGGTAAGGCTGCATTTGCAACCTCAGCAACTTCTGGTAACTTGGAAAACCGTGTAGAAATCACTAACAATCAGTATAATGCAAAGCAAGTAACATTGAATGCATATCGTTTGGTTTCAAGCACATTTATGGACAACGACGTAGACGAGCAGGTACTTATTAACTTGATGCCTATGCTTGTTGAGTCAGTAGCTCGTGCACACGGTCGTGCAGTAGAAGATGCAATCATCAATGGTTCAGGTTCAATCACTGGTCTTGATGGATATGCAGTTGCTCATGGCACTACTCTTGACATCTCTGATGCTACTAAGTTGACTGCAGCACGTCTGTTGGCAGCTCGTGAGCAGATGGGCAAGTACGGCTTGATGCCTTCTGATGTTGCATACATCGTAAGCCAGAACAGCTATTTTGACTTGTTGAATGATGCTAACTTCCAGACTCTGGATGAAGTAGGTTCAGACCTCGCGGCACGTGTTGTTGGTACTATCGGTGCGGTATACGGTTCACCCGTAATCGTATCTGAGGAGTTCCCAGCAGAAGCGGCTGGCGCACCTGCTGCATTCGCAGTTAACACTCGCAACTACGTTGTACCACGTCTCCGTGGTGTATCAGTAGAGCAAGACTATGAAGTAATGAACCAGCGTCGCGTGTTGGTTGCTTCACAGTCACTCGGTTTTGAAGAAATCATCGCTGGTGCAACCGGTGCTGAGCCTTCAGTTAAGATCGACTTCATAGCTTAATAGCTAGCTAAATAAACTGGGGAGGGTTTCCTCCCCAAGTTTTTACTAATTGATTCATTATGGCAGATTTAATTACTCTTGCAGAATACAAAGAAGCAGAAGGCATTGCAAGCCCTAAAGAAGACTTGCGTCTTGCTACTTTAGTACCTTCAGTGAGTCAATTAGTAAAGACTTATTGTGGAAACAGTATTGTAGACTACTATGCTACCAACAAAGTAGAAGAATTTAACATTGACTGGTTTACTCATATTGTACAGTTGACAGAAAGCCCTGTTAATACTATTGTTTCCGTAGAAAAAAGAGATTCCGTAACGGAAAGTTACACCACCGTGCCAACTACAGACTATTATCTTGACAAGAAGACGGATAGTGTACTTTACGTTACGGGATCCACCTATAAAAACTGGCCTCGCGGGGCGGCGTCAGTAAAAGTTACTTATAAGGCAGGCTACGAAGCGTGCCCATCAGATTTGAGACTCGCAGTATTTGACTTAGTAACTTATTACTTACGTGACGAACATAAAGAACGTAGAACCTTAGCAGGTGCTACTATACAGAATCAGGGTTCAACAAGTTTACGTGACAGCGTAGCTTTCCCAGACCATATCAAGCGAGTGCTTGATTTGTATAAAAACTTTTAATGGCTAGTAGTAGTGTAAGAAACAACTTAGCAAAAAATTTGCTTAAAAAATTAAGCTCAGACCAAAATAAGCAGAGTGCTCAAACTTTGAAAAGTACTCGTCCTCAAGTATTATTTTTAGAGGATTTACAGTTTGTAGAAGACACAGTAAGAAAAGTAAAAGAAAAGGGCTATGTTCCAGAAAGTGTTAGAGTAAAAAAGTTACCAAACTTACTAAGCAATGCAAGAAGTATTGCTAAAAATTATCAGACAGACTATATTGCTAGTAATTTACGCTATAAAAAGGGGCCAAAAGATATAGAAAATACTCATGGAGGAATATATTTAAAAAATAAGCATCCAAATGTTTTTAAACAAATACAAGAAGGTACAGCTTTTTTAATGGGAAGCTGGAGAGATTTAGGACAGTGTAAAGAAACTATAATTTCTTTAGCTGTAGACGCTACAGACAAACAACTCGATGAAATAATAAAACGAGTTGATAGGGGACATGGTGCTGGTGTTGGATTTGCCGTCTCGCAAGTCACAGGAGCAAGAGCCTTAGGACAAGCAGATGCGTCACTAACTAAAACAGATCAAAAAGCTTTATTAGGAGATTTAAGAAACGCAGCTAAAGATGCTTTTTCTTCAGGAGAGTTGACAGTAGAGGCTTTTGATGATATTGAAAGACTTACAATAGAGTATAGTCAAATAGTAACTCCTACAGGAAGAATTGACGTACAGTACATACCTTTTATAACTTTTCAAGACAAATATATAAACCAAGGTTTAGAAGCAGCAAGAGAGAAAAGTGTTTTAGGGTTTTTAAGAAATTATTTTAATGGTAGAGGTGCAGAGTTTATTGCTACCTTACCTGGCTCTAGTACTTTAATACAAAAAGTGTCTGCAGCCTCTATAAAACCTTTGGTAGAAATTAAAGGCGGTAAAGTAAAAGTCAGTGCCACCATAGATCCTAAAAAAGTAAAGTTAAAATCTAAAGGGAGACCTTCAGTTAAGAATTCTACTTCTAAAAGAGGCTCTTTTAAAAAGAAACAAGGTAAATCAGGAACAGTTGCACGAGGTAGAGTAACCAAAGCTAAACAAAGTACTGTTTCTATGGCGGCTTTAATAGGGTTAATGAATGCTAGAATTAATAATGTAGTTGCTAATAATATGGGAGACCCCAGACTGGAAAATAGAACAGGAACATTTGCATCCAGTGTTAGAGTTACCGATATAGTTACTACTCGAAAAGGGTTTCCTAGTATAGGATACACATATCAAAAAGACCCTTATCAAGTTTATGAGTCTACTTCAGGTAGTAGATTTGCAAGTATTGAAAGAGACCCAAGAACTTTAATTGATAGTTCTATACGAGAAATAGCAGCAGAGTTAGCAATTGGAAGAATATATACTAGGAGAGTATAATGCCAAGTACAGAACGAACTTATACTTCTCGAAGGTCCAATATAGTAGAAGCACTGGCTACTAAACTAAAAGATATAGACGGCTCCGGTGCTTTTTTAACAGATGTAGCTAATAATGTACACCCAAGATTAAAGTTTTGGGACGAAGTGGAGGATTTTCCTGCAATTCATTTAAATGCAGGAGCCGAAACTCGAGAGTACCAGGCAGGAGGTTACAAAGATAGATTTTTAAGCATAACAATAAGATGTTATGTTCAAGAAGATGATGCACAGTATGCATTAAACTCCTTAATGGAAGATGTAGAAACTGTTGTAGAAGAAAATTCAAACTTACAATACTTTGACAAACAAAACAATGAGTTTAATTGTCAACAAATCACAATCGTTAGTATAGATACTGATGAAGGTGTACTTGAGCCTTTAGGAGTAGGAGAAATACTGGTAGAGGTTCGATACTAGAAACGACTGGCACGAACAAATGTTCACGCCCTAGTCCTTTCAATATGCATAGGAGATTACTATGGCAACTCAATTATATTTTAGCCGGGATACGAAATGCTACATTGAGTTTAAAAATGTAGTGTGGGAAATGCCCATATTGGACGGCTTTAGCTTTTCACAGGCAAACAACACTTCAGAAATTACTCTTTCTGAAATGGAATCAACTGGTGGAGCGAGCCGACGAGGACGTCGTGCGTTTAATGACTCTCTTGCTGCTGGCGAGTGGTCTTTTTCAACTTATGTTCGTCCATTTACTGCAGACGGAGCTTCTCTAGGAACAGGCTCTGCAGATACAGCAGCAGAAGTCCACGCAGTAGAAGAAGTTCTTTGGGCAATGATGGCAGGTTCTGATACTTATACAGGCGCTGCATTTACACGAACAACAAATGCAGTTTCAGGCCCTGTTATTACTCCTGCAGGTAGCTCCTCCTCAGTTACATTTGCAGAATCAAACCGTTCAACATTCCAAACTGGAAACATTTATTTTGTATTAGGCGATGCGAATCGAACAGTTATTAAATTAAAAGACGTAGTTGTAAACGAAGCGTCTATTGATTTTGAGATTGATGGTATTGCTACTATTAACTGGTCCGGTCAATGTTCTGAAGTTCTCGATTTTGGAGGAAGTACTATTGAAGATACAGCAATCCCTGTAGATACTGATACAACTCGAGACGGAGGAACCGTTGCCGTTGGAGACGTATGGCTAGATACTGATGACAACTATCGTTTATATGTACTTACTACAATTAATAGTGGAGCAGCTTCAAGTCACACTACTTATGTAAATGAAGATATTTCAGCTACAGATAACTTTATTCGTAATCGACTTACTCAACTTTCTATTGATGGATCTGCAACAACAGGCCTATTAGGAAGTTATGATTTGACACTTACTGGTGGAAATATTACTATTTCTAACAATGTTACTTATATTACTCCAGAAGAACTGGGTGTAGTTAACGTTCCAATTGGTCACGTAACAGGTGCACGATCAATGTCTGGTAGCTTTACTTGTTATCTTGCTCTTGATACAACTTCAATGGCAGGAGCAGGTACTAAGTCTCGCGACTTCTTTGAAGATATTCGTAATCTGACTACTACAGTTACTAACAGTGTGGATCTTACCTTTAAGATTGGTGGAGGGTCAGGTCGACGTCTTGAAGTCAATTTCCCAACTGCGCACATTGAGATTCCTACTCATTCTATCGAAGATGTTATCTCATTGGAGACTAACTTCCAAGCATTGCCTTCAGCAATTGATGGAACAAACGAAGTTACTCTCACCTACAAAGTATAATAATAATATACACTTCAAAGGGGCTTCGGCCCCTTTTTTATTACTCCTGCAAAAAATAAATCTTGACATTTTTCCTCATGTACCCTATAATACAAGAAGTTAGTAATATAAAAAACAGGCTTTTAGCAGAGTAAATTACATGCCAACTTACAATTTTAAACAAGAGGCACAAGTTTATGTAGTTAGCGGAGGAAACAGACACAGAATAGACGTAACAGACATATCATTTAGTCAAACGTTTTCTGAAGAAAGTTACTCTGTTAGAACTCTACACGCCCCAAATAATTTGTTCGAAGGCAGTGTAATTAATAAAGCAAACGCAGCAAATTTTAAGTTTACTGCGCCTGCGTTAAAAGAGGCCGACTATGCTATTTTACATACTCTATTACTAAATGCAAGCTCTTTTGACTTGTATGTACAGACAGAAGCTGATACCTTCAAAATTGAAACAGCAGTAATTACAAATGGGAGTTTCGTTATCGAGCGATCTCGACCCCTGAGTATTGAGATTCAAGGAGAAGGTGGAAAATTAACAAGAGGAGCTACTTTAACAGGTACTCTTCAGTCTCGTAGTTCTACTAAGAATTACACTATACCTGTGCTAGATATTACACTTAACGGCGCGGCTCTTTCCAACATTGTAGGAGTTACTATGGAGTTGCAAAATGAAGTTGAGTGGACGCCTTATACAACTGTAGCTGGCCGAATATCTGCAACATCTGCTGCAACGTCGATGTACCCATCTGCGTTCACTCTCTCCAAAAAAATACTTGCTGGATCGATACGTCAGTATCTAACAGATAGTAATACTTCAAATACTCTTGATTGGGATACAAATGCAAGTTTAACAATAAAAGCTGGAAATGGGCAGTCTGGATCTGCCTTTAGGGGCTTTTCTTTCGGGCCTGCAACCTGTTCTTTTACTAATAGAATTAATACAGGAAATATATTTTTACAAAATTATGATTGGAGAATGGTTCAAAATCCCTCCAATCTTGCAACAATCCTTAAATACGAAACTGACTGAGGAGGTCATTAAATG